CTTTATCAGATTCAGGTATTTGAACCTTATATTTCATTTGTCCTTTTCTAAATTCAATATTATTTCTTCTCCTCTCTTGTAATTGACTTTTAACAGTTTGTACAAAATCCTCTAACTGTCCTTCAATAACTCAAGCTGGATTCTCTGCTCCATTAGCTTTTAAATATGGATCTATGGTATTTACATATTCATTTTGTAGTTCCTTTGATGTTTGTAATTTTTCTACTAATTCAGAATCTAATCATCATTTAGTTCAACTAATATCATTACTAACTTTCTTTATAAATTCACCTATTGTTTCTGTTTTTATCTTTTTACCTTGATTTATTTTTATTTCTTTTTTAGGTTCAACTTTTACTTCTTCTATATCTCATGGTTTTTCCTCACTTATAGGTTCCTCAACTTTTTCTTCCCCTATCTTACTAATAATAGTATCATCTGTTTTTGGTACTCATATAACAGGTAATTCTCAAACTGGTGCATTAGGATCTCTAGTAACCAACCATTTATCTTTATTTTTATAGAACCATTCAAAAGATTTCCAAAAAGATTGCCAAGCAGCTCATCATTTTGTTTTTAACAAATCTATATATCAACGTGGATTTACTTTAACTCATCATTCTGTTTGTGTAGCTATTGGTTTTCCTTTTTCATTAAGAAGTTCTGTCCCTACCTCAGTTCCCTTTAATGCTGATTTATAACTTCCAAATCTCTTTCAAACTTCTTGATTTGAAAACTGTTTACTAAACTCTCTTGAGTATTTTGTTGCACTTTCTAATGTCCTAGCCATATCACTTTTAGAAAGTTTTTTACCCATACCCTCCAATAAAATTCCAAATAATAAGGTACTTTCTTGAGCAACAGCTTGAACTAACTCTTCCTTTTCTTGATCGTTTAATCAAACAGTAAACAAAGAACTTACTTTACTATCTATCAAAATTTTATGTAAAAAATCCTCATAACTTCAATAAGCTCATTGTAACCATTCCTCAATATTAGGATTACTTGCTGCAATAGTTTCCATCATAAATGTTGCTATAGGATAAGCTACCATAAATGCAGCCATTCACGCATCTTTACGTAAAGAAATCCAACTTCATCTTATAGTAGATCTTTTAGATGGATCAACAGTAACCGGATCGTATTCTGTACCAAATAGTTTATTTCTTCCTTTATTAATCAAATTGACAGCTTCTCAACCTAATTGTGTTCACATATTAGTTAAAAAATCAATAGCATCTGGTCCTAATTTAGCTGCTTGTAATAACATAGCTTCAATAGATCCTAACGATTTACTAAGAGTAGCTCAAACAGTTGATGCAAAGATTTCTCCTTTAGATGGCATATTACTAGAACTAAATTCTGTTCACATAACCTTATCTAAATTATTTTCCCAAGTATTATTTTCAAGAATCTGATTTGTTTTTTCATCTAATCTCTCATTCATTCTAATAGTCCATGGATGAATAGTACCTTCATATAATTCATTTCATGATTGTGCTAGATCAGCAAGTGAAGTTATTCTATCGGTATTGAAATCTATATATTTATTAAATCATGGATTAGTAATATCCCAAAGATCTTCCCTATTATCAAATAATGCTTTTCTTGCACTTAATGAATATCCTTCATCCTTTAAACCCCTCCATATTTTATAATCTTCTTCGGATAAACTATCCACATAAGATTTAACATCTTCCTGATTATTTTCCCAATCTTTATCCAAATCTATTCATAAATAATTTTTAACTTCTTGATCTCTTAAAGTAGGCTGTTCAATATTTGTTTCAATTTTTTGATTAAGAAAACTTGGAGCGTTCGGATTTACTTTTGAATTAATTATATCTAAATCCTCTTTTTTCTTTTTTTCTACTTGTAGAAAGCTAGGTGCATTTGGATTATTCATTTCTATTTTAATATAAATAAATTAATCATAAAATCTATCTTTAACTCTTCCTAAATTTAATGGAATATATTGTTTAGAATTAATTCAAGCATCTGTTCCCATTCTTCTTAAATACTCTTCCATATCCCTTAATTTACTCTCTTTTAAAGCTTTAGAATCAGAAGCTTTAGGTAAGAATAATAAGAAATCTGTTGCCCGTTCTGATTTATTAATAGCTGCTCAAGATTCATCACGTAATTTAATTTGAATAGCTCTTACCATTTTTCTAAATCAATCATATGCTTTTTGTGCTTCTGGGTCATCTTTAAATCAACCATTTTTTGCTACATAGGATTCGGCTTCGAGTAACATTTCATCTCATGCTAATTTAAGGAAATTTTTAACACCTTTATCCTCTCCTAATGCCATATCTCATCATTGATTTTGAGCCCAATTGAAAGCTACATTTGTTAAGAATGTTCCAATAACTCATGAATCAATCATAGCAGAAAGTGTTCCATCCCTATCTGCTTGATATAGATTTGTATATAATTCTTGAAACTTTCATAATTCACTAAACATATTTGTTTTCCCAGATTTTTTATATTCCTCTAATAATGCATCAATTGTAGGCTGCATTGGAGAATAATAATTTTCATTAGTTGAACTTTGACCATTCCATTGAGCTTGTTTATATGGATTCCAAAATCCTACACCTCAAGCCTTCATAAATTCTTGAAGTGTTTTAGTTCCTTCGTATCCTTTTCTATCTCAATCTTTATTAGAAGCTATATAATGGAAAACTATATTTCAATTTGCATCAGTCCATATTTTATCTACATACATAGTATGTCACCAATATGGATCAACATTGTTTTTTCAGTTATCAATCATTACTGCTACATCACCAACTTGTGGTATAATATCATAGATATCATTTTCACCATAAACTATATTTCAATTCTTATCGATATAACCTCATCATGTTGCATATGCTACTTTTTCTTCCGCTGTTGTTCATCTTGAATCGCTACTCCACTCCATTTCAACTCATGCTGTTGATCTGGTGATCTTATCTGTAAATCATTCACATTCTAATCCAGTATCTACTCAAATCATACTATTTCACCATGTAATCATTTCATTTACTTTATCCATATAATAATTATACGCTGTAGTATCATCAACCTGTGTCATTGTTCAAGTAGTTGGATCCATAATATAAGGTACCCCATCAATTATTTGAATAGAATCTTGAAGAAGTTTACTTGTTTTATATTGTCTATCAAAAGCATCATTTGTAAGATTTCTATTCATTTCTTGTTTTTTAAGTTCATATTCCATTTCTCGTTGTGTTTGTGAAACTTCTGTCTTATATATATCTGCTAATGAAGCATATCTATTCTCAAGATTTTGTATCTTTTTCTGTAATCTTTGTCTATTATTTGAAACATATGCTTGAACTATATAATCTGGTACATCTCATTTAAAAGCTTTTTCTGCTTTGTTTGGTAAATCATCAAGTTCCGAATTAAGATCAGCTAAATCTTTTTTAATGTTTAACATTTCTTGTTTTGCATTCGAAGCAGTTTCATTAGATAAAAGTTTTTGTTCTAATAAAGATCATGCTGTTCTATTATCATAATCTGTATTTTGTCTTATCCAATCTGCATTATCATTCACTATAGTTTCTTCTATAGAATCTACATAAGTTCTAGATCACTCTTCAGCTGATCCATGTGTCATAATATCAACTTTATCTTGTGCATATAATTTCTTTAATTCCTGTTGATATTGAGTATACCATTCTGGATCCAAATTCTGTACATCCCTTAATGCTTGATCTCCATAAGGAGTTGTTCAATAATAAGTTGAAGTAGCTGCCTTAACAGGTTGCATAGATCTTAAAGCATTTACATTAGCTACTCTTGCTTGATTCATTTGTGTATAAATACTATTTGCATCAGCTATAAGATCGATTCATTGAGTAGGATCTCATCATTCAGCTGTTGTTTTTCAATATAATTTTCAAGCTGTATCTTCCATTAAAGCATTAGGATCTATTTGTTCTTTTGGTTCTTCCTTAGGTTGAATTTGTCATAATCTCTTCCATACAGATTCAATAGTATTCATTCTATCTGCTTCTGTAGAATTCATCCAATCATTTTGTTGTCCTAAGAAATTAGCTACATCTTCTCTACTAGTTACTCATTCATTATATAAAGCTGAAGCTATTTGATCGTTCCTTCTTGCTATATATCAAGCTTCTTGACGATTCTGTTGTCTAGCATTTTCTCAGTATAAGTAATTAGGGTCTAAATCTGATGTCTTTAGATTTGGATTATAATCTATGTATGTATTCTTTACTCACTCTCCTTCATACTTAGGATTTAATCATCATCTCTGAGATTGCCACTCTGGATTAGAATCATCTCCATAATTTTGATAGTTTAAATTAGCATTCTGAAGTCATACTCATGGTATATTAGAATCTCATTTATACTCCTCTTTAATATTATTAGGATTATAATCACTTCTATATGCTATAGGATCTAACATTGGAGTCTCTTCTTTCTTTGTTGCCATTTAATTATATATTATAAGCTAAATCTATATATTCTACCATTAACCAGTTTGAATTATAACCTATATACTGTGTTATATCACTATCATTCTGGTCTTCTATTTTTAACTCTAACCAATCTCATTTATTCAAATCACATTCTACATATCCAAAGGATGTTAATCTCTTTATCTCTCATGGGGTATTCCATTCCCAATCAAATACTGCTCTTGGTTGAGTAGTCCCATCTGGTTTATGTTGTAACACATAACTATGTATCCTAGTAACACTCGATGGTATACTGTTAAACTGTTCCTTATGCTGTATCCTATATCTACCTTTCTTTACTATCTCACAGCTAATTCAACTATGTCATCATGTGGTTACATATTGTCATGCTGGGTATGGACTTACACTACCAGATGATTCGAAATCAAGTCTGACCATATTTGGTTCTCGGATTTCTATTGTGTCTGTAGGTGTACCATCTAGTTTAGTTCAAATTATAAGACTTCTTCAAGCTTTATCTGCATAATATTTATTAGAAAATACTAGTGTATCTCTTAATGTGATAAACTGGTTATAAGTAGCAGGTCTATTATTATCAGAAATAGGATATTCTCATGGAATAGCCCTATAATCATGTTGTCAATCTTCTAATACTCGTTCCATTAATCATTCTTATAATTATAAACATTATTAACCTTATCTTTTGTATGATACTTAAGATCTACTTCTCTAACAATAGGAGTTGCATGTGTTTCTGTTCCTCTTGTAATCTTTACTGCATAAGTAATAGTTTGTCGATCAAAGGTAAATGATGAACTTCAATTATCACCTAAGTTATTTACTTGATTAGATTTTTCTGCTCTAGTTTTACTATTTTTTTGACTTAATTCCATTGCTTTAAACCAATAATCATTATTTCAACTAGGATCTGAATCTTTCCATAAATTATTAGGACTTACATAAATATCTATATCACCATTATGATTAGTTAATGGATTCATTTCATAATTAACTCTTACCTCATCTAACATTTTTGTAACAGTTCATCATTCTCCTCCCTCAAATTCTCTACTGATTAATACTCATTCTTCTTGGTATCATCAATCTAATCTTCGTTTTGTTTGGGATTCTGAAAGATTATCGTTTTCCTTTATTTCAGCTCTTTTAGCTGAAGTAATATTAATAGGTGGTTTTCATGTATCGATAGCTCGCATAACATAACATCCATCTTCTGTTGATACGTACAATCTTCATTTATTTTCACATACTCAATAAACCTGTTTTCAAGTAGTGTCTCATCTTTCTTTTTTTAATCTCCATTTCATATATCACTTATCAAATCCTTCAGGATTATAAGTAAATTGAAATAATCAATAAAAATCAGCAATAAAGAATCTTCAACTATGATATGCTGCATTTAATCAACAAGGTCATACAAAGTATGGTGCTTTAGTATTTACATCTAATGGATCTAATCATCATCTTTTTTGAAATAACTTAACTGGAGTATTTCAAACTAATTTATATAGATCTACATATCAATCAGTTCAATCTATGCTAGAAATATAATAATCTATACCATTAACATTATAAACCCTTGTTACTCTTACTCAAGTGAGATCTACTAAGTTATATACGAATGTATTTCTAAGATTGTTATTACCTTGATAGTAGTAAACTTTAGTATTCCATCATTCATCAACAGCTCGTACTTTTAAATACTCAAAAGAACAAGTAAGTCATACAATAATAACTCAATCTTCATAAGTTAATACTTTTTTCCATCAAGTCTTTCAACGATCTTCTGGTTGTCCTGGAGTTCAAGGATGAGTAACTGGACTATTAATATCTAACTCTGGATAATATACCCAAATATCTTGTCAACATGCAACAACTAATCTTGTATTATTATAATTAAGAATCGCTGTTACTGCTCACGTCATAGGTAATAATATATCATCTGGATCTTCTATAGATTCATCTGTAGATTCAGTATGATCTCTTGGGGTACAGGTATAAATACTATTATGATTTGCTACATTAACAGCACACATATCAGTAACATTATTATCGCCTGTATTACTTACTGAATACCAAAAATAATCTTGAAATACTACTCAAGGACATACTTTATAATTCTGATCTACTTTAGGTGGTGTTCATCATGAAGATCAACCATCTAAGAAGTTAGTTTCATCAAAATATATAGGAGCGGAATCTCAACTAACATTTAAAGCAACGATTCCATTATTTCCTAAACTTGTTAATTGACAATTCTTATAATTTGGAGTAAATACAGCTTTAGTTGATAACTTGATTCCATGCATCTCATCATCTGTATTTATATTTTGACTATATTGAAAACTATGATCCATTCAATAGTAAACATCCATTGCTGTTCAGTCTACCCAACTAACTTGTGAAATCTGATTCGTTATTCTCTTTTCTCAAGTAGCCATTATCACTTATAGAAATAAGATAAATTAGCAAGATTCTCTTCTGAAGCTCTTTGGTCACGATTTAATCAATATATATTATCATGAAGAGTAGTTTGGAAAGTTTGAAAATATGGTTCAGCAAGTTCTGGATTTTCTTTTAGATATAACATATAACTCATATAATCATCTATTACATCAAAGAAATACCAAGGTAAATTTAAACTGTTTTCATCAGTATTTAATTCAACTGGTTTTTCCATAAAGTTATAAGCTAATGACATTCACATAGATACATCTTCTATAGGAGTTGGAAAAATTTTGATCTTATTCTTATTTATAAATACATATCTAGGATTTTCCATTGAAATTCTTTTCCAAAGTGATGGTTCTCAGATCTGTTGTCATCATTGTATTTCTACATCACCAGTGTTTGGTATATTTTTTAATGGTCTGATATTATATTCTCCAAAATCTATAGGACGACAAACTTTGTACACTGGTTGTCAATATTTGTCTAATTTATAAGCTACTCTTAATTGAATAATACTGTAAAAATCTTCCACATTTTGAATTCATAGTGGAAATTCATATTCATCCTGTCCTTTAACTATATTGTTAAATCTAACAGAAGTATTCAATAAACCAGAAGCATATTCTAATAGATATTTTTGGAAAATATGTAATCCTTTGTTATACCACCTTAATACTATATTATAGTTAATTTGGGTATCTCACCTTATTTCTAATTCAGCCCATTTATCGATTCTATCTTGTACTGTTGCCATGGTCTAGATTATAAGATTAAAATATTTATTACTATAAGCTGGTTTCCCAGCCTATAGTGTATAAGTATTCTAACTAATTGCTTTTTGCCATTCGTAATCTGTTTTTGTTCTAGCTTCCATTCTAACGATGAAGAAAGGATTAAGAACAGCACATCCGAAGTAAGCTTTCCATCAAATTGTAGCGATTTGATTTAATGGATCAGCAATACCAGCAGAACCAAATCCTTTATAGTAAGTCTGAAGAGAACTTAAAGATGTGATTCCGTATGCTCCTTTTCTTAAAGCATAACAAGGATACATATTGAAGTTATCACCTCCTCATGCTGGAGTAACAGATACTGGTTTAATATTAGCAGAAAGATAAATATCGAAGTTTTCAATAGATGTTACATATCCATCTTGAATTCCTTTGAAGTTATCATAGATTATTTTATTAACCCAAGTATTAGTTGAAGATGAATTACAGAAATCTCTAAATGAATTTGGATGCATCAATACCTTGAATCTTTCACTTGTAACTCCTTGAGAAGTTAAGTAAGTGATAGCATTCAATACTAATCACATATCAACAGTATCGTTTGGTCCTAAAGCATTTCTAGCAGTTGCAGATCCAGCATAAATAACTGGTACACTTGCATCAGCCATAAGAACAGCTTGAATCTGTTCATCTATGATTCTTTTTGCATTATGAGATAACTCAACTCCTTGTCTAGCTATAATATCCAATAATGTTTCCATATCTAGAACATCAGTGATTTTAGTATAGTCTCAAAGAAGTTTAGGAGTAGCTGTAATTGTAGTTACAACATTATCGTGTCCATTAGGAATTACTCATTCAGTTAGAGTTGCATCAGATAATGATGTCTTCATAGGATTTAATCTAGGCCATGTAACTGATTTATAACCTCTTTGTGAAACTGGTTCTTCTCAAAGCTGCATAAATACAGTAGATGGTTCCCCATTCTCTAAGAATGATTTTCTCAAAAGAGTTTCAAGGAAATCTGTTTGAGTAAAAGAGTTTGTGTTCCCAGGATTATTAACATTAGATGTTACACCTGAGTTATAGGTAGTTCAGATCATAATAAAATAGGATTAAATAGAAATAAATTATCCTAATCCTAACTGACCCATGTTTTGTTTCAAGTAATTAAGATAAGCTTTTCCGTCCATCTTATCTACTGATTCCTCTTGGGAAGTTGCAGTAGGATTAGTTCAGAGAACGCTTTTACTACCTAATTGATTATTTTCTTCCTTTGGAGCTTCTTCAGATCCTTCTTTTTTAATAGCTCAATTCATTCCTTTATAAAGAGCAACCATTTCATCTACGTCTAAGTCTTGATACTTATTCGCAAAATCACTAAAGTCACCTTCATAACCTTCTTGTTTCAAGCTTCTTTCAAAGAAATTTCTTTTAGTAGCTACGTGAGAAGATTTTAACTGCTCAACTTGGTTTTGAAGATCATTAATTTGTCCTTCATACTTCTCTTTTAAGCTAGCTCTAAGTTTAGCATATCAGGACTCTTTTTTCTCTTCAACGTCCTCCATGTTCTCAATATCAGTCATCGCTGTATTGGTAATAGAATAAAACCTAGTATTCTACAAACTAGAATTGTGGATTAACGAGTCACAACTGCTCAAAAGGATTTAAGCTACCTCCTCGCTTTTATTTACGTCATCTATAGCTTCTTGAAGTTCATCCTCGTGTGCGATATCATGAACGATATTTTCATACGTCTTCAATCAACTATTAAATGCTCATAAAATTTCATAAATAGTGTAACCATGACTTTTAACTGCTGAGTAATTCTCAGCTTGTGCTACTATCTGCTTCTTGGTCTCATCAAAGATCTCATCAACCATCTTCTGAAGAAGTTGGAATGCTTCATTCTTTTCAAGATCCTTTAGAAGATTTTTTTGATCCGGTGTTAATTCATCCATCGTTATCAATTTCTTTAAATAAAGCACACATGTTATTCTCTTTGATCCATTTCAATGGTTTACCAAAGTTGGTCTCTAGAAAATACATGATTTGTTGAATTAGGATTTCCCTATCTTTTTCATTATACTTTTTTCCGAGATAATTAATATCCTTTTTTGTAATTTCTGCAATAGATATATGTTTTTCCTTTAAATACTTCTCAATTAGTAGATTAAAGTGTTGTTTTGCAGTTCTTATTTTCTGGTATCTTACCACATCTGAATCATCTATAACTTGTCTTTCTTTTAAAGGAGTAAACATTTCATTTATTTCCCTTAACTCCTTCCGCATTATAGATAATGTTCTGATATAAACTTCTTAAGTTTTTCAATCATTTCCATATCAGCTCAGTGTTTAATTAACCATTCCTCACCTTTTTCGTAAACATTAGTTCAAAATCACATATTAGTCAAATAAGTTCTTATATCTTCTGGTAGTTCATACAAACAAACAGGAGAGGTATAAGCTTTAGTCTTGATAAATGCTGATTTCTGGAAAACTGGTGATTTCACTTTTCCAATGATTTCCATTTTTTCCTCTACTTTTTGAATCTCCTCATCAATTGGATCTTTATTATCAAGATCTGGAGTTGCTGAAGTAACATCTGTTACATCTTTCTTTTCAGTAACTTCTGCTACTTTAGCTTTTGCTTTACTTTTTACCATAATTATATATTAAGATTTAAAAACTATATAGATTGCATTCAGTTAACTTGTAACATTTGTTGTTCTTTTTGTGCTTCAGTTAATGGATTCTCAATTTTTGGTTGTTTAGGAGTTGGTTGATTATTCATTCAAGCCATAGCTTCTTGGTCCTGACCAGGAAATCCTCCTTCAAATTGAGGTTGTTGTGGTTGTCACATAGGCATACTCTGTTGTACTAGATTCTGAGAAGCTATATATTTCAAAGCTTCAATTGCTCTGTCTTTTGCTTCTGTGTCCTTTGCTTTGTTATAATACCATAATCTCATTTGAAGATCACAATCTACTGGTATATAGATATTTTGATTCTCATTTAACATTAATAGATCTTGTTTACATTGGTATTCTTCTATATCTAACTCATTAACTGAATCTATTTGATTTTCATCCATTCAACTGAAGTAATTTATAGATTTTCTGATATTTCTAAGAAGAAAAGCTGGTGTATTTGGATCGTTTACTAACATATTATACTGTTCTGTGTAAGCTTTCTTCTGTTCTTCGTACTCTATTTGCTTTAATATAACATCTTCTATAACAATATTGAAATTTCATCTGATTTTTTTAGGTGTTAATCTATCATAAGTTCAACTTAATCAATTAGCTGCGTTCCTAAGTACTTTTTCTGAAGATCATCTCCATCGATATAAGATGAATTCCCTATATAACCAAGCAAAATCTCTACTTCAATAAGAAATAATACTATTTTGAAGAGTTGTCATCATATTAGCATTAATTTTCTGTATTTTACTTTGAGTAGCTGTATTTGGATTAGAATTTTCACTAAGTCCTAAACCTTGGGATGAAGCATTAGCAAATGATTCAGCCATTGCTTTATTCTTAACCATTGTAAGTGAATTGTAAATATCACTTGAGACTTGTGTTTGAGGTAATTCATACACCATCGAGTTAATTGGTTTAGTAATATCCCTCATTTTCACAGGAAACCATCTGTTTTTAATAGATTGATTCTTAAGAGCTTGACGATTTTTCATGAAAATCTCTTCATCAATGAAGATATTTCATCAAGTAGCTTCTCTAGTAACCTTGATTTTGTATAGATTAAGCAATAATTGCTCTGTTCTATGTGAATCTTCTATTATATCAACTAAGGATTCTCACCATCGATCAGCTGAGTTATAAGCAAATCATGTTACTGCAATAGGAATTCTCTTACCTTTAGTCTCTGGAATATCTTTAATATCGATAATAACATCAGCTAACATAAGAACTAGATAATAGATTCAATCAATCTTTGTATAATGATAGTGAATTGTTACCATTCATGATTCGGGATTATAGAAATCACCAATATTTCTATAGAAAGCTGATTCGTTTTTAAGTCATGCAACATATTCATCATAATTGTTAATTATTCTTTCGATCCATTCTTTTTTAACTCCTAATTGCTCAACATCTTCTTTAGAAATTATTCTATCAAATCCAAAGAACGGATAATCTTTAACTAATATAGATCAATCGTTATATGGATATACAAATCTAGGATCTATTCTTTCAACGATAGGAACTTTTTTATCTTTATCCCATCAACAGAATAATTGAACAAATTTTCAATATTTACATACATCATCTATTCCCATGTATTTATCGAAGTCCCATTGATTATTTATGTAATCGTATTTGTACATTTTGCTGAAATTTCTTGCTTCTTGTTGGAATATATGATCTGTATCTTCCCAAGTTACATCTGGTTCGTTAATAATACATGTAGCTTGTATCGTTCTTTTAATACTTCGGAAAAGATTACTTTTTAATAATTCATCATTCTTTTTAGTAGCAAACAAGTCTTGCTGTGATTCAAAAAGTGCATTCTTACTTCTGTTACACTCCCGTCCATGAGCGTATTCCCCTAAGATCTTTTTCCTGAGTTTATCAGTTAATTGAATCTTTTTCATTTATCTATCTATAGCATATAAATAATCGTTTACCATCTCCATTGATTCTCATCTAAGTTCTGGATACATTCTCATTATCATCGTATCTAACAGATCCGGACTTCTTCATATCCTTTCTTTCATCTTATCTTTTGGTTCTATTTTTGTTTTTCCATCCAGACTTTTTTCATCAATATAGGTATTAAGTAATTCTTGTTGTAAATCATGCCAGTCTTGATCTTTATTGTTATGTTCCCAATCTATAGCAATTTCTCAATTTTCTATCTTTTTCTTTAATTCAAATGCACACTGAGTTTTTAGATTTGCATAATTTTGTTTAGATCCTGTAACAATAGGAGAAGAATTATTAATAAATCATGTACAATAACTGATTCAATCAACAACACCTCAACCAACTCAATCCGAATCGATAATTATATCTCTGTGATCTACATCATACTGACCAGCAATAAACAAAATACTATCTATAGCTTCTGTTACTGTATTCTTCTTATAAGTCCAAACCTTCTTTCGTGTATTTCATTTCCATAGACTTATTCTTGTAGTATCTTTTCCAAATCTAGCTACATCTGCTACAATATAGTATTTTGATCATTTTTGTTCATTTGTAAATAAATTATCAATATCTTTCTTCTTAAATAGCATCCAAGTGTCATCTTCAAAGTCCCATTGTCCATATAACAATCTTTTCTTAATAGATTCATCAGCATTCTCAAGATTCTCTATATATCATTTATCCATAAAGTTATTGGAATAAACCAATGCTTCAATGAATATAGCTTTATTTCAAGCAGGATGTTTTCCTTTATAGTATCTTTCGTAAACGTGTCATGGATTAGGATTAAAGGTCTCTAATACTTTACCTAATATTCCATATTGCTCATTCTTAAACCTTCATACCCTGGTTGTAAGGATCTTAATAGCATCTAATGGTACTTCAGCTGATTCCTCTACAAATGCTCAAGTAAGTTCCAAAGATCCAAATCTGTTATATAACGGATCTGATGGATAATAACATCATTCCAATAATAAGATACTACTTCCATTTTTAAAGGTGATACAGGATTTCTGTTCTGAAAGCTTTCATCTAAGATCTTCAGGAATGTTATAATCGCTATAGAACTTTTCTAATGAAACAACTGTTGTATTCTTCAGATTTTTAATCGTATCCCTGACCAAAGCATATCTAACACCAGGATATTTAATACACATCAACCAAACCCAGATAACTCACAAATATGATTTACCTCATCATGCTCAACCACCATATCCAATAGCTGTATGTACAGCATCTTGAAGAGCAGCCATGGCTTTTTTCTGATTCTCTGTTAGTTTGATGTCTATATCCATTAGCTGATGTTAATAGTAATATTTTGATTCTCTGTTGGTTTACCTTCCATTAAATTCTTTCTTTCATTAGTGTCTTTAGCTATAGAAGAAAGATCTCTCAGCTCGTTTGTCCTAAGCTGTTGATCTGATTCTTTATAAGCTTTGACATTTTTTGCAGTAATATCTGCAATGTCATACAAAATATCCTCATACATATTGAGGATTTCTTTTTCCCTGTTTTCGACTAATTTCATCTTTAATTTAGGATACCTATTTAAAAGATATGAGACATAATTTTGTTTACATCCAAATTTTCTTTCGATAGACGCATAAGTCTCATTAGGATGTTTTAAAAAATATTTAAAAACCTCAGCTTGTTTTTTACGCTGTTCTATTGTTCAACGCTGATAATTACGACATGTACTTTGTTTATACATTAATGGTTTTCATTCAAGAAAATGTTCGTTCATATTTTTACGGAATTTTTCTTCCTCCATCCTGTTTAGTTCTCCTACAGTAGTACCATCCCTATACATCTTCATCCTCTTGATCTAAAAGCCTTTTTCTCTGCTCATCCTTTTTATTTCTAGGATTGTACGGAATTTTTTTACCAACCCAACTCTGAAATTGCTGTAAACTGTAATCCTTAACACACATATTACTCTTATTAACACAATTATCTGGTCGTAAATGTAGAAATTCGCATATAAAGTCTAGACAAATCTTCGCCCTGTGCTCTTCAGTCAACAGAATTTTTCATCATCTATTACTTAACATGCCATCCCGTACCTTTTACAGATAAAAGATCCTATTCTTTATACTACTTCTTCGGAAAAAGTAAACACTTATTGTTTTAAAAATTTTTCTTAAGTTTTTATAAGTTGAAACACTAATTACTTATTAGAACTAAAATGCTAGATTTTAATCAGAATATCAAGAGCTTAATAATTTATCATTCTGTAGATTCCTCGTTGCTTATTTCTCAAAAACGATCGGTATAGATTTGCATTAGGTGTTCTACTCCTCTAGTTTGTAAATTTTTGGATTTTCTCTCTTTTAAGATCTCTTGAAGTTTATCTTTCATGATAGGATCCATGATTCATACTAAGAAATGATCTATATCATCTCATCTGTATGGTTCTATCGTAGAAATAGAACTAGAATTGATTAACACTCAAGCAGCTTTAATCATTTTTGAAGAAGCTATAGCTTTTTCCATCAAATCCATATTAATAGACGTGATTATCTCTCTTCCGGAGATGAGTGTTATCTTGTATAAAGGTTTACTTTCTGCTAATTCTTTCATTTTACTATTTATATTGATCTAAATCTATTATTTTTAGTTTACTTTGTTGTAATTTTTCCATTATTACTATCATATAAGGGATTCAATCTTTGTTCTTTTTTCTTAATTTTCCTATACTTTGGATCTGTTTACATCGGAATTCATCTTGTTTTATGAATCTAAGAACCGTATACACTGTTTCTTTACCATATTCTTGACAAAGTTTTTCAAAATCCTTTATAGTGGTCATGAAATACTTAGATCATTGTTTATCTATCTGGTATTTTGTACTAGGATATTTTTCATACGAATCTTTTAAAAAATCCCCCACGGGTTCGGGAAGGGGACCTAGGGGTTGGGTTTCTTCTTTAGGCTTGATGTGGGTTTTTTGTTTAATAGGTATCAAAATTTTTTCTTGGGGAGTAGATATATTATCTATATCGTTAGATATAGATAGATTATTGTCTATTATCTTATTGTTTATATCAAGCGGTATTTGCTCGTCTGAAAAGCAAATTTTGCTTTTCGGAGTCGTAGTTTTTTGCAACTCGATGAACCTTATTTTTCATCATCATGCCTTTATCTTATATTTATTTCTAATCAATCAAGATTCTTGTAAATGGGACATTGCTGCAATTATGGATCTCTCTCCTATCCCCAACATCTCAGCTAGTTGTTCATTGGTGCAGTAAAATCTATCATTATTCTTCAGAAAAAATTTAATAAAACTGTAAATAGCACATTCGTACCAAGTAAATCAAGAGTGTAACATTTGAAAATCGATCGTGAAATACTCTGGTCTTAAAACCAGAGCGGCGTTATTTTTTGCGATTCTATTCTCCTCCTGCTCCTCTTCAGAATACGTAAACATCATATTCTGTGTAACAAATCAATCATTCTGATCTGTTATGCTTCCACTAGTTCTTTCCATCCTAATAAGATTATGAAATAAAGTTAACTTACTGGAATGCTGAAATTATACTCTATCCAGATCCAGAAAATTATTATAACTATTACTAATAAAATTAACATCTTTCTCATTATCTATTCATTATTATTTGATCTAAATCACCATAACTATTCTGCCATTTCTTGGCATAAGAATCTACATCTTTCTCATGCTCGATCCATGCTTCTTTAATCTTATTAAGTGTCTCCTTTAATTTCTGATTCTCCTCATACAATTCCTTATTCTGAGCTATTAATCATGCACTTATTTTATCAGCTAATTCATCTAAATATCATTTTCAAACTAATGTCTTATGTGCTATTTTAACATCTTCAAGAGTAACTGTTTGCTCTTCCTTAAATTCCTCATTATCAGGAAA